ATGTTAAAAGTTCTTGGGATGCGTTTACGTTTTTTGAAAAGGTAGTAGAAGACGAACTAAAAAACAAAGATTATTACTATCAGCTTCAGGGTTATATGTGGCTAACGGACAAACAAGAAGCTTTATTATGCTATTGTTTAGTTGATACACCTTTACAAATAGTAGAAGACGAAATAAGAAGGGAGCATTGGAAACAAAACTTAATAAGTGAAAGCGACGATGTAAGGGCGTATATAGAAGACAAGCATACATTCGGACATATACCTATGGAAAAGCGCGTTAAAACGCACGTAGTGAAGCGTGACGATGAAGTAATAGAAGCTATTAAAACACGAATAGAAGAATGTAACGAATATTATAACGAAATAATAGACTTAATATGAGAAAGCCAAGTAAAAAAACAGCTATTAACTGGATTAAAAATTTAGAAGAAGTTAAAAACGAAATAACTAAAAATAATTATAAGTATTTAACTAATTTATTAAAAGAAAAGAAAATGAGTCATATTTGGCACCCGTTTTTAAAAGAAAATAATATTATTTATTTAGACGGGGAATTTCTTAAATGGAATGAAAAAATTCCAATTACATATAAATTAATTGAAAAATTCAGAAAACACGTATATTATTATAATAATGTAAAGCACCCGCCTAAGAAAAGACAAATTAAACCTAAATTAAATTTTGATATGCCGAAAACGCCGTTATATTCGAAGCCAAAAACACGAACAAGAAAGTTAAAAATTGAACAGCAAGTAAACACCCCTACTCAACAAAATGAATTAGGTATTATTAGAAGATTTTTAAAATGGTTATGGTAAAACAAATGTTATGAACCCTGAAGTAAACCAAGAAATTCAAGACTTAAAAAAAGAACTAAAAGAAATAAAGCAATTAATAGAAGCTTTAACTGCGCTAACTGATGAAGGCGGTACGGTAAACGGAGATTCTTTAATAGTTAAAATGTTAAAAATAAAAATAAATAAAAATGAAAGATAGTATAGTAGAATCGGTTATAAAGCAATTTAAAGACCGTTCAAGCGTAGGAATAGAGAAATACGGAACTACGTTAGACCGTACCGATTTAAATCGCTTAGATTGGATAAATCATGCACAACAAGAAGCGATGGATTTAGTATTGTATTTAGAAAAATTAAAACAAATAAATAAATAAAAATGGAAAAAAGAGACAATTCAGGAGCGTTATTTACAAACGACAAAAAGACGAAAGAAACGCACCCCGATATGAACGGTAAAGTAACAATTTTAGGACGTGAATTTTATATCAGCGCATGGAAAAAACAAACAAACCAAGGCAAGGGATATTTAAGTTTATCAATTAAACCCGTAGACGAAGAAAACACGAAGCCACAAAGTAACGATTTATCGGACTTTCTAAACAGTTTTTAAGCCATGAAAGAAGAAAAGATAATAGCTAACATAAATAATGTAACACGAACGTTAATTTGGCGGTATATTCAAACTAAAGGAATAAGCCTAAATAAGTTTTGTTTAGATGCTAAATTACATCAGTCAAACATACACACGTTTTTAAAAGGTAAAACCGTTAGCACGGCTACAATAGAGAAAATAGGTAAATATTTAGACTCAAATAAGTAACCAATATAAATAAATATATGTTTAATTTAACACAAGCACCAATGGCGAACAATAGTACCCACGTGCAAAAAGAACAAGAAGTAAACAAAGTTTACAAAACAAGCGATTTATCAATTTTTAAACAAATTGACGGTAACAGAATTCCAAACCTTCAACACGTAAGACGATTAGCTGATTCAATTCGTGTTTATGGAATGAAATGCAATCCAATTTTAGTTAATGAAAAAATGGAAGTAATAGACGGACAACACCGTTTGATGGCTGCAAAAGAAGCTAACTCATTTGTTTATTATATTATTGTAAATGGATATGCATTAAAAGAAGTACACACGTTAAATCTTAATCAAAAGAATTGGGGTAAAAAAGATTTTATGTATGGATATGCTGATATGGGAATTGAATCTTATATAAAACTTAAAAAATTTATAGAAAAAAATGAAGATTTTGGCTTTAATGATTGTGTTTCGTTATGTACTAATATTTCAGGAATAGTTGCAGGTTTTAAAGATAAATATAAACTTGTAAACCCTTTGTTAAGTAAACAAGAAGTATTTGAAGAAGGAACTTGGACTGGTAAAGATTTTAATTTAGCGCAAGATTGGGCAAATAAAATTAGAATGATTAATCGATATTATTCAGGTTATAATAGAAGTTCATTTGTTGGTACAATGATTTTATTATTTCAAAATGAAAAATTTGATTTTAATGAATTTATGCATAAAGTAAGATTACAACCAACAGCTTTGGTAGACTGTGCAAATAGAGACCAATATAGAACTCTTATTGAGGATATTTATAACTACAAATCAAGAAATAAAATAAGTTTACGTTATCAATAAATAGGCTCGGCAAAGCAAATGAAGTGCGGAACGTAAAAAATTCCGCATTTTTTTTTATTCAGATAGTATTTATATTAATATTTAATATTATATTTGTCGAAATAATTAATATTTAAGCTATGAAAACACGAAATTGGACAATTGAAACTTTAGATTTTATTAAAGGAACTGGAATATTAGACCTTAATTTAGGTAAGGGCAAGATAATGGAGTTACAATTTGAGGTAGAATTTGAGCGTGATGGTGACGAAATAGAACAAGTTGATGTTAAATTAACGCCTTATACAGTTCATAATGAGGATGGAATACTAAAACACGGTATATTAAACAAGCGAAACACGAACTTAATTTGTGAAATGTTAGAAGAAATAATAATAAGTGACCCGTGTTTTTATGGTTTTGAAATGATGCAAGAAGATTTTGATTACTACCAAGAACTAAACTTTGAAGAAAGACGTTTGTCGAATATTTGAATAGGACAAAACACAACTAATTTTGTTATATATGTATGGAATTAGTAAGGCACTCACGAAACGTTCACGAATTAAAAACAGTAGGTAAACAAGCAAAAATTGCCGTATTATCGGATTTACATTGGGATAACCCGAAATGCAACCGAGAACTATTAAAACAACATTTAGATTACTGCTTAAAAGAGAATATCCCCGTAATAGTCAACGGGGACTTTTTTTGTTTGATGCAAGGCAAAGGAGACAAACGAGGAAACAAATCAGACATAAGACCAGAACACAATAACGCAAAGTATTTAGATAGTATAGTTGAAACTGCAGTCGAATGGTTTAGCCCCTATGCAAGTATATTAACTGTTTTAGGTTACGGAAATCACGAAACGGCTATAATAAAATACCAAGAAACAGACATACTACAAAGATTTGTAGACCTATTAAACTACAAAAACAATAGTAACGTAATGACTGGCGGTTACGGTGGTTGGATAATTGTTAGACAATCTTTAACTAAAAACGGTAGAACTGTTTTTTTTAAAATAAAATACTTTCACGGTTCGGGTGGTGGTGGTGTGGTAACAAAAGGAGCATTAAATTTAACCCGTGCTTTAGAGATGTATGAAGGGTTTGATGTATTTACGATGGGACATATTCACGAAAATTCTGCACGGCATGACGTAAGGGACACTTTAATTCATGCACCTCATCACGGATATATTTTAGAACAAAAAGAACTTCATTTAATGATAACGGGAACGTATAAAGAGGAATACGGGGACGGTTCTAAAGGTTGGCACATAGAACGAGGCGCTCCTATAAAGCCAATAGGTGGGCGTATTTTAGTTTTAAATATTGAAAGAAAACAAACGGAAGGCGAAGATAGATTAATAAAACATATTGATAGCATAAGATTTAACAAATGGGAAAAGTAACTTTTGAATTTGATTCTTTAGAAGAAGCTGAAGATATTAGAACGGCTTTAGACGGGTACAAGTATAAATTGGTATTGTGGGACTTTGACCAACATTTAAGAAATGAAATAAAATATAATGATAAATTACCTTCAGAAATAGCTGAAGCATACGAGGATTTACGGGAAAAATTAAGGGAGTTTTTAAACGATTATAACGTAAATATTGAATAGTTAACATAATATATAAAAATTTAATATAAATTTGTATTGTGAGATACGTTTTACTTTTACCTTTACTGATAACCCTATTTATTTTAGATAGGGTTTTCTTTGTTTTGGTGTTTTGGGAAGATAGTATTCGATTCAATCATTGGCTATATAAAGACGAACTAATTATAGAATCAATATTTCGTGTTACGGTAGGTGTTTTAACTGCGGTATTAATAGAATATTCAATAGCGATTTGGTAAACGAAAAGTTTTTAATAGAATTAAGCAAGCACCACAACGACTGGATTAAGATTGTAGGCACTTTTAACGAAGAATTTTACGCTGAAGATATAGTTCAAGAAATGTATTTGAAGATGGCTATAATAAATAACGTTGAAAGATTCTATTTAAACGGCAAGCTAAATAAAAACTTTATCTGGACGGTGTTACGAAACATGGCTTTTGATTACAAAAAGAGTAAAACACGAATAACAAAAGTAAGCATAACGGAAGCCTACCAAATAAAAGACGAATACCAACCCGAAATACTTGAAGCGAAGAAACGTTTAGAAATAAAAATAAATCAAGAGGTTAAACAATGGCATTGGTACGACCAACTATTATTTGACCTTTATAGAACTTCAGGAATGAGTACAAGACAAATAGAGGGTGTAACCGGTATAAGTTTTAAAAGCGTATGGAAAACAATTAATACTTGCAAAGAACGATTGAAAGAAAATGTAAGCGAAGATTACGAAGATTTTAAGAATCAGGATTACGAATTAATAAAATGAAGTTAGACGAAAAAATATTAGATAGGATGTTAAACGCTTCAAAGTTTACGACTAATCAAATAATTGAATTAGATTTTAAGTTTTGGATATCTAAAGATTTTACTGAATATCCTACTAAACACCATTTTATAGACGTAATTAAATTGCAAGTTTTAGAAGATGAAACAATACTTTTAGCAACTGAAGAACAAGTTTTAAAATATAAATTAAATTAATATGGCACGAAAAAGACGAACTAAAGCCGAAATATTAGCGGCACAAAGTGAAGGATTAGGGGACACGGTAGAAAAAGTTTTAGAAGTTACTGGAGTAGCAAAATTGGCGAAATGGGTTTTAGGTGAAGATTGTGGTTGTGATGAGCGTAAAGCAAAGTTAAATTCTTTGTTTCCTTATCGGAAGCCTGAATGTTTACTAAAAGACGAACACGAATTTTTATCTGAATGGTTTACTGAAAAACGTTACACAATGAAACCAACTGAACAAAAAAGAATGTTAGAAATTTACAACCGAGTATTTAAAGTAAATATGCAACCTACTTCATGCGGTTCTTGTCTACGTGACGTAATGAATAAACTTGAAATTTTATACAATAGCTATGCCGATACCAACGCCGAATCCTAACGAACAAAAAAAGGACTTTATTCAACGTTGTATGTCAAACGATACAATGGTAAGTGAATACAAAAACACGGACCAACGTTTAGCCGTATGTTCAACTGTTTTTGAAGATAGTAAAAATAAAGTCGAATTAGAAAGCTATACCGACTATCCTAAACAAGCAACTGAAAACGCAAAGATAGCGTTACGTTATGCTGAAGAAAACGGATGGGGTGACTGCGGTACACCCGTAGGTAAACAACGAGCTAACCAATTAGCAAATGGCGAACCTATAAGCGAAGAAACTATTTCACGAATGGCAGCCTTTGAAAGACACCGACAAAATTCACAAAAGGAATTAGGGGACGGTTGCGGACGTTTGATGTGGTTAGCTTGGGGTGGTGACGCTGGTATAGAGTGGGCGCAAAGAAAGTTAGAACAAATAAGAAAAAACTAAAAAAACACGAACTATAAAATGGCAAAAGTAGGTAGACCAAGAAATTTAGATAGTCCTGAACAACTATACGAACTATTCGAAAGATACAAAAGAGACGTAAAAGCGAATCCAAGAATAAAAAGCGTATTCGGTGGTAAAGAGTTTGAAGAAAGAGCTGAGCCTTTAGAACGTCCTTTAACAATGGAAGGCTTTGAGATATTTTGTTGGAATATAGTAGGCGAAGTAGAAGACTATTTTTTAAATAGAGATAAAAGATATTCAGAATTTACCGCTATCTGTTCGCATATACGCAAAGAAATCCGTAGAGACCAAATCGAAGGCGGTATGGTAGGACAATATAACCCGAGTATTACGCAACGCTTAAACAACTTAAAAGAACACGTAGAACAAACAAACGTAGAACAACCTTTATTTAAATTACGTGATAATAACGACGGCAATAGATAAAATAGAAGCGTTACAAAAACGAATCAAAATAATTCAAGGCGGTACTTCTGCGGGTAAAACATATTCCGTTTTAGCGGTGTTAATTACAAAAGCCGCTTCATATGCACGAACTGAAATTAGTATTGTCGCTGAAAGCATACCGCATTTAAGAAGGGGTGCGTTAAAAGACTTTCTTAAAATCATGAAAGAAAATAATAGGTACTTTGACGAACGCTTTAATAAGTCGCTTTTAAGGTACGAATTTTCAAACGGTAGTGTAATGGAGTTCTTTAGTGCTGACGACAGTTCTAAATTAAGGGGTGCAAGGCGTGACATACTGTACATAAACGAATGTAATAATGTAACCTTTGAATCTTATAACGAACTTGCAATACGTACAAAGAAAGAAGTTTATTTAGACTTCAATCCAGCTAATGAATTTTGGGTACACAAAGAACTAAAAGACGAACCTGATAGCGATTTCTTAATTCTCACGTACAAAGACAACGAAGCACTTGACAATAGTATAGTTCAACAAATAGAAAAGAATCGTTTAAAAGCCGAAACAAGCGCATACTGGGCTAATTGGTGGCGTGTCTACGGACTTGGTGAAATAGGAATGTTAGAAGGCGTTATATTCAGTAACTGGAAAACAATCGACAACTTACCAAAAGACGCAAAGTTAATCGGTATAGGTTTAGACTTCGGTTACACGAATGACCCTACGGCAATAATAGAAATATACAATTACAACGGTACACGAATTTTAAACGAATTGAAGTATCAAACGGGTATGTTAAATTCAGATATCGCAAAGGAACTACCAAAACACGTACCCGTATATGCTGATTCGAGCGAACCTAAAAGCATTGAAGAAATAAAGCGCTACGGAATAACAATTAAAGGCGTTACAAAGGGCAAGGATTCAATTAACTACGGAATAGATGTTATGCAAAGGAATGAATATTTAGTTACTTCTAACAGCGTTAATTTAATTAAAGAACTACGAGCCTACTGTTGGGACACTGATAAAGCGGGGACACGTTTGAATAAACCTATTGATACAAACAATCATGCTATTGATGCGCTACGATACCACGAAATGGAAACCTTAGGGTTAAATTCTAACTACGGCAAGTATCATATTTGGTAAATAAATAATAGTTCGCACCCGTTCAAGTATGCAAATAGTGTAAATAAAATCTACATACTACAAAAACACGAATAAAAAGTTAATTAATAAGATGAAAACAGAAATAGTAATACCTACTTCATTAAGTGAAATACCTTTAAAGAGCTATCAAGAATTTATGAAGGTAGTAGAAAAGTCAAATGACGAAGAATTTATTGGTCAAAAGACTATCGAGATTTTCTGCGGGTTAAAAATGAAAGACGTAGTTAAAGTAAAATGGAGCGACGTTAAAAGTTTGACCCTACATTTAAACGAAATATTTAAAGCGAAGCCTAAATTTCAAGCTACATTTAAAATCGATAATACTGAATTCGGGTTTATTCCTAATTTAGAAGATATGACTTTCGGAGAATATATAGATTTAGAAAGTAATATTTCAAGCGTAGAAACTTTTCACAAAGCTATGGCGGTAATGTACCGACCTATTACAAAGAAAGTAAAAGACCGATACGAAATATTTGAATATACTGGTTCGGATGAATTTAGCGATGTAATGAAGTTCGCACCGTTAAATGTTGTCTTAGGTGCAACGCTTTTTTTTTCGACTTTAGGAAACGACTTAGTACAACATACGCTTACCTCTTTGGAGAAGGAGATTCAGAAGAATCCGAAAATAATGACTTTAGCGAAAGAGCGCAATTTAATAAACGATGGGGCTGGTACAATTCAATCTATGCGCTTTCTCAGGGAGACGTTACAAAGTTTGATGAAGTTACCCGAATGGGGGTTAGAAAGTGTCTTACCTACCTTACTTACGAAAAACAGAAACGAGAAATAGAAGATAGAGAATTAAAAAAGATTTATAAAAATGGCTAATTATTACACGGTACTCGATACGCTTAAATCAAATTTAGAAAATGACCCTTTTGTAAACACGGTTACACAAGGCGACATATTTGCGGTAGATTTAGCAAAGCAAACTATTTTTCCTTTAGTACATATTATAGTAAACAACGCTACGTTTGAAAGCAATATAATTCGTTTTAACGTAAGCTTAATGGCTATGGATATTGTCAACAAATCAAAAGACGAAGATACCGACATATTTAACGGAAACGATAATGAGGTATATGTATTAAATACTATGCTTTCAATTCTAAACAGATTGTACGAAGAACTACGAAGGGGAGATTTGTACACACTACCTTTTCAAGTAGACGGTAACCCAACGTTAGAAGCCTTTGCCGAAAGATTCGAAAACTATTTAGCTGGTTGGACAATGACCTTTGATATTTTAGTTCCTAACGAAATGACAATATGCGACGATACTGAATATACTGCATTTAGTCAAGTAATAGATTTTCAAACTACGCCTATAAATTCAATTCAATATTTATGTGACGGTAATTTTGTAACCGCTTGTTATGGCACGAATCAAAATAACATAACTGATTTTGTAGATATGTTAAATGCAAACCCACCCGTTCAAAGTCAAGCGTGTTTTTTAAATCATGGTACGTATTACGATAATGGCGACGGGCGTGTTCGTTTAGTAATGAATAGCGCACAATATACGGCGCTTTGCCCTGACGGTGTAATTACATTAAATGCAATTTACGATTAATGAGTGAAAGACTAAAAGCTTTAGAAAAGTTCCGTGACTTGGTAGTAGCTGAAGCGAAAGCCAATTTACAAAAGATGGGTAAAAATTCAAGCGGTAGATTATCTAATTCGATTAAAGGCGACGTTAAAGAAATGCCTAATTCAATAGGAATCTATTTTGAAATGGAGCCTTACGGTAACTTTCAGGATAAAGGGGTAAGCGGTACGCAAAGAAAGTTTCCAGATTCGCCTTATTCGTATAAACCAGGAATAACAAATAGACCAAGTCCGAGGCACTTTGATAAATGGGTAGTTAAAAGAGGTTTAGCACCAAGGGGTGCGGGTGGTAAATTCGTTTCTCGTTCAAGTATTAAATTCGCTTTAGCTGCTCACATACAAAAATACGGAATAAGACCAAGTTTATTTTTTACTAAACCATTTGAAGAAGCCTACAAAACTTTACCCGATACGTTAATAGATAAATACGGTTTAGATGCTGAACAACTATTAACCGAAATATTAGACCAAAATTTAAAGAATATAAAATGAGTATTTTTGCACGTTCACCTTATATAGTAGAAATATCCGAAACAGGACAAGACGGTTCTAAGTTAGAAGTATTTATTTGGAACGGTATCGGAAGCGCACCAGCTACGCCAAGTTACACTTTGAGTAAATTAATACCCGCTTCAAACAACGTAAAGACGTATTATAATATTAGTCCGTACATTCGTGAATATTTAAGCTGGAATACAAGACAAGAAATATACAATACTTTTCCCGCAAGCGACACAAATCAATGGTGTAACGTTCAACTAAAAAGATACAAATTAGATAGCGGTACATACACACTATTAAGTACGAATTCATACGTAGCTTATGACGGTTTCGGTTGGTACGAACAAGGATACAATTATACACCAAGTAACGACATATTACACGACGAGGGAACGTTTTTTTATTACTACGACGGAACGAATCCAAGTACAAATTCAAGTAGAAGGGCTGGACATATAATGGTTAAAACTGCGACAAGCTTCAAAGCGAAATATACTAACTTGGCAACGGCTGCGACATTCACGCAAAACTTAACAAACAATTCTATTATAGACGTTCCGAGGGTTTACCAAAACTATTACGCTGCGGGTAACAAATTAGAAATAACAATTAATATTTTAGGAGTTGACGTTACTGTTTGGACGGGTTACTTTAAGCCATACGAGAATTGTAGATATACGGGAGTTTTATGCGACTTTGTAAATAAATACGGATGCTGGCAACGAACATGGTTTTTCGCTGCGTCTAACGATACCTTTAGCGTTGAAAACACGGAATACAATTTAATGCAAAATACTTTTCCTAACTACAATACTTTAGAAGGTCAACGTAAGGTGTTTAATACAACGGCAAAACGTAGTATTAAAGTAAACACGGATTGGGTAAGTGAAAGTTATAATGATTTGTTGGAGCAGCTAATGACAAGTGAAAGAATATTATTAAACAGTTTACCCGTAAAGATTAACACGAAGTCAACGGAACTATTCAAGAATATAAATCAAAAAATGATTAACTATTCTTTAGAGTTTGATTTTGCTTTCAATGCAATTAACAACGTAATATGAGACAAGTACAAGTATATATTGAAGGTCAAAAAATTGAGCTATTCGAAGACGAACAAATTAACGTTACGTCAAGCGTTCAAAATATTAACGATATATCGAAAGTATTTACCGACTTTTCACAATCGTTTACCGTACCCGCTTCAACTGTTAACAATGAAATATTTCAACATTTTTATCAAACGGACGTAGACGGAACTATTGACCATAATATAAGACGAAACGCATTAATCGAAATAGACCTTACTACGTTTAGACGGGGTAAAATATCAATCGAAAAAGCGAACATAAAAAACAGTCACGCCGAAAATTACCAACTAACTTTTTATGGTGAAATACGGACGTTAAAAGATTTGTTTGGCGAAGATAAATTGAATCAATTAGATTTAACTTCTTTAGAGTTTGCTTTTACGGGAACTGACATATATAATAGAATAACGGACTTAACAACCGATTACGACGTTAGATATCCTTTGATTGCAAGTAATAGGTTATGGACATACCACCACGGAAGCGAAGATATTACAACGAATAGTAAATCAATTAGATATAACGAGTTATTTCCTGCGGTTAAAATAATACGGTTATTTGATGCAATTGCAAACGATTACGGGGTTACTTTTACGGGAACTTTTTTAAATGACCCAAGATTTACTAACGTATTTTTGTACGGTAAAAACACGAACGTTTATTCTTTTATTACTGAAGCTGAAAATTTAGATTTTAGTTCAAAGGTAAATAATAACGATATTTACTGGAGTAATATTAGTACACAAAACGCAACAAACTTTGTAGACTTAGCAACAAACACAATTAACATTCAAAACTTTGACGTTGATGTTACAAGTCATTCAATAGGAATAAATGTAGTTTCGGCAAGTGTTTCGGGAACTATTTATATTGACGTTTACCAAGACGGTAATTATTATCAAACATTACAAACAACTACAACGGGTGCTTTACAACCTATTACTTTTCAAAATACTTCAGGATTAAACACAAATATTACATTTCAAGTTAGGGCTACTAATTCAATGAATGTAGGAATAGTTGTAAGTTATCAAATTTTAGGAATATTTGAAGACCAATTCGGAAACTTTTTTAACACTTATTCAACTTGCACAATACAAACAACTACAACCGTATTAAGTGGTAATGTAAGTATTACTTCTACTATTCCTGACATGAAAGTTAGTGATTTTTTTACGGGCGTATTAAAAGAGTTTAATTGTACTTGCGTAGCTACTTCTGAAAACGTATTTGAAATACTACCTTTAGAAGATTGGTATTCACAAGGCGCAATTGTAGACATTACACAATATACCGATATAGATTCAATAGATATAGAACGAATTAAGTTGTATAAAAAAATAGCTTTTAAATACCAACAGTCCGAAAGTTTTGTTAACCGTAATTTCTTTAGAATATCGAATAGTGAATACGGAAATGTAGAATATCAATTTGCCTACGACGGTGACGAGTATGTAATAGAAACACCTTTCGAAAATTTATTATTTACACGGTCGATTGACAATTCAAATAACTACGCTGTTTTAGGGTACAACCTTAACGAAAGTTACAACGCCTATACACCTAAACCGATGCTACTTTATTTGTACGGTGAAAGCAATGATTTAAGTTTACACCCGATTTTATTCTTTGACGGAACTACGCACCAAGATATAGATTCATTTGCACAATTCGGTCAAGACCTTACCTTTCAAAATCAAAAATATAGTTTAAACTTCGGCGCTGAAAATTCAGTTATACATTTAGAAACAATTCAACAAGGTTTATACGCTGAATATTATTTTCCTTACTTAATTAACTTGTTTAATTTAAAGAATAGATTAGTTCACGTAAAGACGAATTTACCTATTTCATTATTGACTAACTTAAAACTAAATGACCGTCTTATTATAAGAGATAAAAGATACATTATAAACGAAATGAAAAGTAACCTAACAACGGGTCAAGTAGATTTTAGTTTGTATTTAGATTTTAGACCGATAACAAGCGGTCGCCCTTACGTTCCGTCTTTTGATTCTCAATGTATAGAAGTTGCTATTAACTTTGTAAACGGTGCGGTTAGTGCTGATATAACAACCGATTTCGCTGGTGTAACAATTTCACCAAGTACAATAACTTCTTCGCAATTTATAACGGTGTGCATTCCTGAAAACACGGACACACCCGCAAATATTTTAACTGAAAATTCAGATAGTTTAATTACTGAAGAATTTCAAAATATAGTAACTGAAAATTCTGCGGTTCAAGTTATTACTTTGACTATAACGTACACTTTGAGTAACGGTCAACAAGTAGCAAATCAAATTCAAATATTACAACAATGATTCAACTAATTTTAGAACTATTAAAAGCCGATAATTTTTTCGGTGTAAGTGAAATTGTAGACGTAGCGAAAGGAAAACACGAACTAACGGACAATATTAAAAAAGTTTATAACCAACAAAAGCGTAAAAGATGGCAGAAAAACGGACAATAGAATTAGAAATACAAGACAATAGTAAAAGCCTAAAAACGCAATATAGGGAAGCCGTAGCGGAACTACAAAAGCTTTCTCAAACTTACGGGGAAACGTCCGACCAAGCGGCTATGGCTGCAAAGAAAGCCGCTGAATTAAAAGACCAAATAGAATTCAGTAAAGACATAATTAAAGGCTTTAATCCTGATGCAAAATTTCAAGCTGTCGAAGGTGCTGTTAATGGCGTAATGAGCGGGTTTCAAGCGTTTGAAGGTGGTTTAGCATTAATAGGTGTAGAAAGTGACAAAGTTCAAGAAGCATTATTAAGAGTACAAGCGGTAATGTCTTTAACGCAAGGTATTAATGGTTTAATGCAAGCGAAAGATGCTTTTTCATCTTTAGGTTTAGTAGCAAAAACCACATTAAAAGGAATTAAAGCCGAGTTAATTGCCACGGGTATCGGTGCTTTTGTTGTTGCCTTGGGTACGGTTGTCGCATATTGGGACGACATAAAAGGAGCGGTTAGTGGTGTAGGTGCTGAACAAGAAAAGTTAAATAAAAAGACGGAAGCAAATTTAAAAGCAAGTGAGGATAAAGTTAATGCCTTAAATAAGCAAGACAATATATTAAAACTACAAGGTAAAAGCGAAAAAGACATACTTAAATTAAAAGTAGCCGCTTTAGATACTGCAATTAAAAACGCACAAATAAATGTAGCAAATCAAAAAGCTACAAAAATAGCACAAGTAGAAGCGGCAAAAAGAAATAAAGAAATACTTGAAGGTATTATAATGTTTATTACAATACCTATTCAAACTATTTTAGGTACTATTGACGCTGTTTCTGAAGGTTTAGCATATATAGGTGCAATTGATAAAAGTTTAAGCTTGCGTGCTAATATGACAGATTATTTAGCAAATTTAGTATTTGACCCCGTAGCAACTGCGAAAGAAGGCGACGAAGCAATTAAAGCCGCTGAAGATAAATTAACTGAATTAATAGACCAACAAGCTGCGTTTAAATTAGAAATAAAAAACATTGATAAAGAAGCTGCAAAAGGTAGTTCAAATACTGAAAAAGGAGCGGCAAAAGAAAGCCTTGATTTAACTCGTCAAAAAATAGATAAAGAGATTGAGTTAATGCAAGAAGGCGAAGAAAAAGAAAAACGTATTTTAGAAGAAAAAGCAAAACGAGAAAAAGAAGATTTAGCAAAGTCAATTGAAGGTAAAATATACGACCAAGAAGAATATGCTAAAACGCAACAATTAATTGAAGACAATTTACAAAAAGGTTTACAATCAATAACCGATAAATATGACAAAATAGAATTAGATACTTTTAAAGCAAAAGAAGAAGAACGTTTTAAATTAGAAGATGAACAATTTAATGCGCTTCAAAAGTTAAGAAATTCCGCACGTGACCAAGAACTTTTAGAACTTGCGCAAAGTTATGATGCTAAATTTTTAGCTGCACAAAATAATGCTGAATTAGAAAAAGCTTTAACCGAGCAATTCAATAAAGAACAAGCCGCTATTGTTAAGAAATACCAAGACGAACAAGACAAAATAGACAAAGAAAACGCTGAAAAGAAAAAAGCCGAAATAAAAGCCTTAAACGAATATAGGTTAAACGCTGCTAAAGACACTTTACAAGTAGTTTCTGATTTAGCTACATTATTCGCTGGTAAAAGTGAGAAACAACAAAAGAAAGCGTTTCAAATACAAAAGGCGGTAAATATAGCGACTGCGGTTATTGACACTTACAAAGCGGCAAATAGTGCTTTAGCAAGTTCACCCCCGCCATTTAATTATATTGCCATGGCTGCGGCTATTACTGCGGGTTTAATTAACGTTAAAAAAATAGCTTCACAACAGTTTCAAAGTAGTTCAAGTTCTGGCGGTGGTGGTGGTTCAAACGCCCCTACTGGAGCTGCGCCAATGACTGCTAACTTTAATACAATAGGTTCAAGCGGAATAAATCAATTAGCACAATTACAACAAACGCCAACGCAAGCCTACGTAGTTAGTGGCGAAGTAACAAGCGCACAAGCTTTAGACCGAAATAGAGTACAAAACGCAACATTATAAGTTAATGAATTATGGCAAAAGTTGAAATAATAGAATTACTGATTGATGAGACAAAAGAAGAAATGGGTATCAATGCCGTTTCGGTTGTTGAAAGTCCCGCGATTGAAGAAAATTTTGTAGCGCTACAAAAACACGAAGTAGAACTAAAAGAGGTTGACACTGAAAAGCGTATCTTAATGGGTGCGGCTTTAATTCCTAACAAACAGATATACCGTAAAAACAAGGATAAAGAGTTCTACATTTACTTTAGTGAAGATACTGTACGTAAAGCTTCGGAACTATTTTTAATGCGTTCTAATCAAAACAATGCAACGTACGAACACGAGCGTAAAATGTTAGAAGGAATGTCCGTTGTTGAAAGCTGGATAATTGAAGATGAAAAAACGGATAAAAGCCGATTGTATAACTTTAATTTACCTAAAGGAACTTGGATGATTTCAATGAAAGTAAACAACGATGAAGTTTGGAAAAAGGTAAAAGACGGTGAAGTAAAAGGATTTTCAATAGAAGGTTATTTTGTAGATAAATACGACATGAGTTCACACGAAGACGAAGCGTTAATTGAAAAATTAAAAGACTTAATAAATAAATATGAAAACACCAACGAAAAGTAAAACAAGTCCTAAAGGCGGTAAACGTGGTTGCCTATGTAAAGACGGTAAATATTCAAAAGAATGTTGCAACGGTGACTTACAAAATCAAGGGATAGGAAGTTTAGTAAATCAAGGTACTTCTACAATAGTACATTTATAAAAAAGGAACAATTAAAAAACCAATAAGTTAATAAGCTATGATAAACAATATTTTAAAGAAAATCGAAAAGGCTAACGAAGTT